GACCCAGCCTTGATGGAAGCTATTGTTAAAGGCACATCTTGGTATCGTGACCAGACAGATACTCAGCGTTCATATGATTACGCAAGAGCAACTAACCCAGGTCAGTTTGCTGCAGACTTACAGAAGAATGCAAGTAACATTGTTAAGCAATATGCTGCAATGGGACTTACCATCTCAGCAAACCAGGCTATTGAATATGCCAACAACATGATGAAGCAAGCCATCATCAAGGATGGCAAGGTTGTTAGATTCGACCAAGATTATCTAAACAAACTGATGGCTGACTCAATCAAGTTTGTTAAGACAAACTCTATTGATGGTCGTGTTGTCTACACTGGTCTAGCTGGAAAGCTAGAAACCATGGCTAGCAAGTTATACGGCATGGCTCGTGATTACGGATTCCAACAGACAACATCTAATGCAAGCTTTGATAAGTGGTTCGAGGCAAGCATGAAGGGTCTAGTTGCTGGAACTCTTAACCCAGAAGATGTAGATAATGACCTGCAGGCTAGAGCAAAATCATTTGCTCCTGGCTTGGCTAAGTTTATTGACCAAGGTCAGACTCTTCGTGAGGCTGCAGACCCATGGCTTAAAGCCCTTGCAGATACTTGGGAAATGGATATTGACCAAGTTGACCTTAATGATGATTATGTACAAAGAGCTATAAACATGCAAGATAAAGACGGCAACTTCACCACAATGAACTTGTATGACACAAAGAAACTTGGACGACGTAGCGCCAAGTGGGACGATACCCAAACAGCAAAAGAGGAGAAGACTTCTATTGCTTCACGTATTCTTAAAGACTTTGGATTCCTGGGGTAAACATGGGAGCATATGACGATTTTTACGATTCAGTAATTACTGTACGAAATGATGCTGCAGCCGACGCTGCAGAGCGAGCACGTATTTCTCAAATGCAAGCTGCCAATGCTGCTTCTCAAGCTGCAACAAAACAAGTTCCAGTAATTATTAAAGTTCAACCTGGTGATACGCTCTCAGAAATTGCTGCTGCTAATGATTTATCATTAGCAGAACTTTACGCACTAAACCCTAAATTCAAGACCAACCCTAAGTACGAGGGTGGCAATATGATTTGGTCTGGAACTACAGTAAAGGTTGGTTTTGAAAATAAACCAGTTACAACAACAACAACTCCGCAACCAACCCCTACTCCTACCCCCACACCTACGCCAACCCCAACCCCAACCCCTACACCAGAGCCTACGCCAGAGCCAACCCCGACTCCTACCCCCACACCAACCCCCACACCAACCCCGACTCCAACCCCGACTCCAACCCCCACTCCAACCCCCACTCCAACACCTAACCCATTCCCAGATTTAATACCAGGTGCAGGTGGAGCTGGTCCTGATGCAGCAGCAAATGCTGCAGTTCTTGACCAGATTGCAGCGTTAACAGCACAGATTGCATCTATGCAGGCTGCTGCTGCAGCTGATGCTGCAAAGCCAAAGGTTACTGGTACACGTACAGTTCGTAAAACTGGTGGCGTTGTTGAGGTATATCAACAAATGTCTGATGGTTCTCTTGGTAACTTAATTGAATCATACAAAGACTTTGGTGCTCGTGATTCAGTTATGAGAATGTTTGAGAACACAGGACTTGGTGATGCGTTTATTAAGTCTTTGATGGATACCATAGATAAAGTCTATGAAGAAAACATTATGCCAACCGATGAGCAAGTATTAAATACTATTTATACAAGCGATGCATACAAGACACGGTTTGCTGCTAATGAAGCTATCCGTAAACGTATAGCAGATGGTAAGGGTCGTCCTGGTGATAGACTTCTAGCCCCAGCAGAATACATTGCTGCTGAAGATGGTTATAGAGAAATCATGCAAGAAGCAGGATTACCAGAAATGTTCTACGACCAACCAGAAGATTTAGGTAACCTTATTGCCAACTCAATTAGCGTTGGTGAATTTACAGCACGTGTTAACATTGCACAAAATGCGCTACAAAAGGCAGACCAGCAAATTGTTAAAGCACTTAAAGATTACTATGACTTATCCTCTGGCGACCTTGTCGCCTACTTGCTAGATAATGAGAAGGCATTTGATGCTATCAATTCTCGTTACCAGTATTCAACAGAGAAAGCTAAGTTAATGTATACCTCTGCTGAAGTTGGTGGAGCTGCTGCTCGTGCAGGATTTGATACAGGTATCTCTAGAGGCTTTGCTGAAGAAATTACCAAGGCAGGTAAGGCAGATGCTGCCGAACGTGCCTTCCAAGGTGCAGCCCGCGAACAAGATGATTACCGACGCTTAATGTCACTGTATGGCGAAACCGCTGGTACGGAAGACTTAGCACGTGAATCACTTGGTCTTGCAGGTGGTACTGAAGTTGGTATCAAGACTAAGAAGCTTGCCTCTAAAGAACGCGCCAAGTTCCAGCAACGTGGAGCAATTGACCGCGCATCGTTAGGTTCTCGTTTAAGAACACCTGACGTTTAATAGATTCCGTCCCAGACCGTCCAGCCCTGGTGATGTGTATAAGTCTGGAAGTCATCACGTCTACGAATCAGTACCCCTGCTGAGGAGTACGTGTGGTGCAGAACCCGATGAGGGTTTAACTACTAATAAAGGGAGAAAACAATGGCAGAAGAATACCTAGAGTACGACTACGAAGATGAAGACAATGGCAGTGGAACTGACCTTGTAAAGAAACTTCGCAAACAGATTGACGCACTTTCTAAGCAAGTCAAAGAACGTGATGAAATCCTTGCAGAGTTCACTACACAAAGTCACGAAGCATCCGTTGGCGAAATCTTAGAAAGTTTCGGACTCAATCCACGAATCGCAAAATTCATCCCAGATGAAGTTGAAGCGGACGAGGATGCTGTCGCACAATGGTTAAATGAATACGGCGATGCATTCGGTATCGAAGCCGTTGAAGAAGGGGATTCGTCCCCTGACGCTCAATCATATGAGCGAATGTCAGACTTTGATAATGGAGATATTGACCCATACGTGGGTCAGGACTTAGCTTCTCGTATTGCGAACGTAGGTTCGCCAGAGGAATTAAGTAATCTACTCAAAGGCTGATACGTCCACAATCAACCCCAATTAGAAGGAAATCATGCCTACTACACCAGCAACGTCAACAACGACATCAACGATGTCGAACTTGATTCAGACGGCGTATGACAAGTACATTGAGTTTAACCTTCGCTCTGAGCCAATGTTCCGTAAGTTTGCGGACAAGCGCCCAGTCGATGTAACAAACCCAGGTAACACCGTCGTCTTCCAGGTCTATCAGGACCTATCACGTGCAACTACTGCACTAACTCAGACACAAGACCCAGACGCAGTAACACTTAACAACACCAACAAGGTGAATGTTACAGTAGATGAATACGGCAATGCTGTAATCACAACTGAGCGCTTGGCTCTTGAGTCACTTTCAGCAATTGACCCAGCTGTTGCAGACATGTTGTCATTCAACATGCGCGACTCTCTAGACTCTTTGGTCTGGGGCAAGCTGACATCTCTTGCAACAATGCGTTACACAGGTACATCATCTGCTGATGAATCAACCATCAACGGTGAGAACGTATCTTCAAGCACCACAGCTGCATACCTAACCGCTGCTCTTGCACGTAAGGGTGTTGCTAAGCTTCGTGGCGCAAACGTACAGCCACGTGAAGGCGGACTCTACACAGCACTAATTCACCCAGATGTATCTTATGACCTTCGTTCAGAAGCTCAATCATCTGGTTCTGCTGTATGGCAGTTGCCTCACACCTACACAGAGGCTGGCGTTGCCAACCTTTGGAATGGTGAAATCGGTATCTACGACCAAGTTCGTTATATCGAATCTCCACGCTGCGAGTCAATCTCTGGCTCAGGCACTTCAAAGGTATACGCAACTGTTCTTCTCGGAAAGCAGGCTCTTCTTGAGGCTGTTTCTTACGAGCCAAAGACAGTTATCGGTCCTGTGACAGATAAGTTGATGCGCTTCCGCCCAGCGGGTTGGAAGGGTCTACTCGGATGGAACATCTTCCGTAAGGAAGCACGTTACGTCATCCAGACCAAGTCAAGCATCGCAACTGCGTAGTTTACAAAGTGGGAGGGGTGGGCAACCACCCCTCTTCACGCAAGGAGAACAATGGCTAAAAAGAAAAAGGCTGAAGAACTACCGTTAGATTTCTTTACGCCACTCCAAGAGTATGCACATCAAGCACATGAATTGTATAACTCTTTTGCACAAGCAGGTTTTACAGAAGGCGAAGCGTGGGAACTAATGGTTCGTCATCTGCCCGATTGGGAATTAGAGTCACCAGAATTTACAGACAAGGATGAAGAATAATGCCA